TGTCAGCAAGAGCAGCGGCGGTATCGCTTGCCCAACGAATGCCAGTCTCGGCCTCTTCAAGGTCAGTGATAGAGACAGACTTGACGAGGTGCTGGTCGAGAGTGATTAGCTCACCACCAATCTCATTGCTTCCTGTGCAATAGTTGTTGTTCACCGCGTCGAATGCAGCTGCGGCTGAGAGGTTGTACACTGGTACAGCGATGGACTTGCCAGGCTGACCGTTTAGTTCGCTGAAGTTCTTAGCAAACAGGCTAAGTTTTGCGATGTTCTTATGAGCGGCCATGATAGCGGATTCGCTTGCGGCCTTTCGTGCTAAATCTGAGAATGCCATTTTGATTCTTCTTTCTTGTTTTTAGGTTTATGATTAGTGAGTCTTCTTATACCAGTCGAAGAACTCTTTTCCTTTGAGAGACTTCCAATCGGTTGTCTCTTTAGGAGTGTTTACGCTTGCGTTCAGAGCATCAAGCGCGTTTTTCTTCTCCTCAAAAGCTGATGTCATGTCTGACAATTCCTTTGCGGATTTTTCAAGCTTCTCGGAAAGGCTGATAGCATCGGCTTTGGCTTTTGCTAATTCCTCATCCTTAGCTTTCATCTGAATTTTGAAATCTTCAATCTTTGCTTCGTAGTCTTTCTTCATCGCGTCCATCTGCTTTGCCATTGCTGATTGCATACCAGATACACGTTTGTCAACTTCCGCCTTGGCAACCATTTCATCCTTTGGCTCTTCAGCTTTTGTCTCTTCAACTACTTTGGTTGAACTTGCTTCAACTTCTTCTTTTGGCTCTTCACCTACAGGCTCTGCTGTAGTCTCTTCAGCCTTTTCTTCAACGACCGTTTCATTCTTCACTTCGTCGTTGGCTTGCTTCAACTCTTGTTCTTTTTCCATGATAAGTACCTTTGAGATATTCTTGAATTTGCTTAAATCAACATCTTTCAACTTAGCAGCAATGCTGAATCCACTAGCATCAGGAATCACATCACAGCTGAAGTTGAAGTCAGCTGCTTCTCTTCCACTAAACCATGTCTCTTCATCCATTAGTTGCTTCAGCATTTCAACTGACAAATCAAACTTAGATTTGTAGAAACTTATGATTGCATCATTCATCACATCCATTGTGTCAGCTTCTTTGCGAAGTGTGTTTGAATCACCTTGAACAACTGACCAACAATTGTGTATCATGACTAGAGAAGATTCACCCATCACAACTTTGTCACATGCACACATGATTACAGATGCTATTGACGCTGCAAGTCCTTCTACATAAGCAGTTGTCTTATGTCCTTTAGCACTAAGTTGACGAATCATGTTAGCAATTGCGATGCCACCATACACACTTCCACCGGGTGAGTTTATTGCAACCTGCAACTCTTCACCTTCTTCAAGTTTAGCAATGAATGCACGGAACTAAGTTGGTGTGACATCCTCAAAAGATGCACGCTCTTCGTCCGTGTCAACAATTGCACCATATATTGCAAAACTCTTCATTTGGTATTACTTACTCCAGTTTTATTTTTTTCTAGTCATTCCAGCCCAGAATCCTTCAGGACATTCACGAGAATGCGAATTGATTTTTCCATTAGTGAACCATCTCAAACCTTTTTGTGATTCAGATATCTTTTGGCGTGTCTCTATAGAGCGTTTCTTGCCTCTGTTTTTTGAAGCACGGTTTTCAACAGCATTTTTTGGTTGTTTCTTGCCTGTCCAATACCCAATATGTCCTTTAAGTGATTCAGATAATTTTTTCCGCGTTGCTTCTGAAGCAGTTTTGCCATACATAGGATTTTTTGAACCTATCTTTGATTCTGACAAACGCTTGCACGTTTCTGGACTTCTTTTATAATGTTTTCCAAATGTATGATTCAACTAACCAGTTTGATTCTTGCTAAACTCAATCCTTACTTCTTCATATAGTTTAGCCATTGATTCTACATCATCACACTTCAAAAGCTGTTGCTTCATACGATGAAACGCAAAACACATTTTCTTAGCCCACTTCTTTTCATGCAGTTCATCTCGATATGCAAGCCAAAGATGATAGTGTGCTAAGAAATGTTCCTATGCAGATAGTCTGACGATGTTGTCTGGTGAATCCTTCAAGATAGGACAAATTGATTTTGGCACTATATGGTGGTTTTCGCCATACTAGTCTTCAGGAAGTGGATTAGACTTCCTGAAGTTTATTATTGCATCATATCGTTCCTAATGTGTCATGCTCAATCTTCAGTGGGTTCAACTGGCTCTTCTGGCTCAGGGTCAGGTGTTGGCCGAGCTTCAGCAAGTACCTTGTATTCGACACCGTCAACGGTCAATGTGGTTTGTACATATTCAACTCCTCCAACCGTCAAAGTGTCACAGACAACGTTCTTGTCTTCAATCTCTTCTGATGGTACTGGATTCTGCACTTTATTCAGGATGACGGTCACTTTGCAGTCAGCAACGCGGCCAATTGAACCACCAAAGAAAAGTCTGTCAAGTTCCTTCGTGTAGTATGTGCCTTTGGGGATTGTGGCAAGAGCTTCCCATTGACTTATTATTTTTTTACCAACTTTCTTCGTCACAGTCCGACCAATCGTTGCGTCATCAGTGAAAATGATTGGTTCATCGTCTGAGAAGTATTCAGGATTAGCGTTTGGTAATGTTTTCTTGTAATACCAAAGCGTATTGAGCTGTCGTGCTACCCTATAGAGACTTGTCTTATCCACATCTTCGTCCTTGAACCAAAAGACCACTCCAGCTCCAGACTAATCACCTTGCGCGTTTATCTCGTCCATGTTTATGATACGGAACATGACTTCATGCTTGTCAACAACCATGCCGGAAGTCATCTCAAAAAGGAAAGAACCATCTTCCAAGGTCTTTGTTGGTTGTATTGCGCTTCCATCCAATATCATCTAGCAAGATGGATTGGCTATCCTCATTCCGTCAGCGGTAGCCTTTACTGCAATTCCATACTTGCTTGACTTTGCTGGAACACCCAACACTTGCCTTACAGGCTTGCTTGTGTCAATGTTTAGATTGTAGACTTTCATTTTGTTTTCTCGTTAAACTTGTTCGCCATTTGATGTCTCATCAACACCAGTGCGTTCTCCACCGCTAATCATTGAAAACGCTGGGTGTGGCAAATTATTCTGCTTGAACCAGTCAATTTCATCCTTGATTGCTGTCAACTTCTCTTTCCAGTCTGGTCCTAATTCATCCGCGTAAGAGCCTGTCATGTTGCGCAACTTCTTCTCTACTGCATCTTGGTGTGTGTTCTCATCAATCTCATCCATGGTTGGCCATGACCAAGATGTGTTTGCAACAAAGCCATTTGGCACATTTGATATGATGCCTTTCTTTGTTGCCCACAACGACCAACGGTAGACCGTCCAATCACAAATCTGCTCTAAGAACTTCTGTGCCTCATAGAATGCTGGCCATGTGACAATCTGCTCTGCTCTGAATGAAGCTCCATCAGTCTGAAGCGTGGCAAACTGCTGTGACAAGCCAAATGGTGCTGCACTTCTTCCAGCAAGCCATCTGATGAACTCAGGCATACTCTGGTTTGGGTGCTTGGTGTCAAGCAGCTCCATCTTGTATCCTTCAGGCATGACTTGGTAGATTGCGCCAGCAGCATTCACTTTGTCTAATGTCATCGTCTGGACATTTTCCTGCTATGCAGCTTTCACAACTGCTTCAACTTCTTCATCAGACATCTGGGAGAAGTCCATATCAGCATCAAATGCAGATGGTTCAACAGCATCTTCTTGTGAGTTGTTTGCATCTTGCAAGACTTGAGCCAATGTCTGTGCGTTCTTCTTTGCAGCGGCTAGCTCAAACCCACATAAATCCTCAAGGTCAATTATTGTAGCAAGTGAAGAGGTCAAAGGTGTTATTCCTCTGCCTTGTGCTACTCTAAACACATTCCTTGGCATGAGCCAGAATGAATCAAACCAAGATGTGTCAGGGTCACGCGCAAGGAAGTATGACATCTTAGGGTCAAACACATCAGCACCCCTTTGGCTGCGGCTTACAACCGCTCCAATGAAGCGGCCATTGCCATTGTATACACGCCCAAGTGATTGATGTGCAAACTTGCCAAAATGCTGTTTGATAGCTTCGTCGGTTGTGCTGCCGATTTCATCTGGCTCATAGATGACTAGCTTTCCTGAATCTTCAATGAGGCCATCATCGAACATCAGCACCATGTCACCACCAAGCACATATGTCTTCAAGATGAGCTTCAGCAATGTGTTGAATGAAAGACCATCAAAGAAGTCCGCTTCTCTTGTCCATGCAGAGAATTCTCTTTTGATTGAGCCAGAGTTGTCGAAGTTGAAGATTGCTTTTCCACCTTTAGTGCCGACAACATTCAGGTCAAGCTGCTTCAAGATGGCATTAAATGTAGATGAGTTTCTTGTGGCATTTCTCGCCAAGTCAAGTGCTTTGCCACGCCCATACACACTAAGTATCTCGTCTTCACCCTTATGCTCAACTACACCACGTTCACGCTGCCATTCATCAGACCCGCTAACAAGTTTGTATCGTGGCCCGCTTTGGAGTGCTTTGACGGTTTTAGCAATCTTTGTTGTGACGGCCATCTTTTGGCTGTCACTCAAATCCTTCCAGTCAACTGCTTTCTTTCGTCCAAATCCAAATCCAAACATCTTGAATCCTCTTAGCTGTATACAATGTGGACATTACGCCAAAGAGTCTGCTGCCCACCACTAGCTATCATAGCTTTAAGTTGCTTCAACTCTGAAGTCAATGCTGATATTGCCTCGGTGATTTTAGACAAATCAAGGCGTGTGTAGCTTTTGCTTCCTCCACCACTTGACATAGTAGCACTAGCATACCCGTTCTTTGCAATTTCAGAACGGCACTTCTTCAACTCTTCAATGTCCTTCTCGACATCTGCAATGCGTTGAAGAACTTTTCTAGTCTATGTTATAGTCATTTGCATCTTTTACTTACTCCAATCCTTAGACAAGTCGTATTCGATGATTCTTCTTTGCAGAATGTTTTGTTTGGTAGCACTGTCCTGAATTGATAGAGACAACATTTGTCCCGTTTATCCCTTGGCTTGCAGCTACAGCATAGCACATGCTCATGCAGTCAAGATAGTCATGTGGCTCCATGCTCTTCCAATGGTATATGTCTCTACCGGCTTTGTGCTGCATTGATATAAGCTTCTCGTTGCATACCTGTATAGCAAAGTCTCTATGTTCGTCGGCATCACCAAAGTAGATGTTGCATGAACCAACCGCACCTATAGGGCATATCAGAGCTTTTTGTGCTGCAACTTTGTAGAAGTCTGCATCAAAGAAGACATACTTTTGCCCAGCACCAGCTTTGACATGCTCTTGGGCATTTCCGCAAAGCACCGTCTTGCCAATTGCATCACGAAGTCTGGAGCGCACATATGGGTTGAACATGCTTGATGAACGACCAACAAACGCACATAGAGGTATACCAACTTGCCTTGAAGCTACTTTTGTGAAGTTGCACACCGCATCCCAGTTCCTGCCGCCAGCATCTATCGCTAGACCATCAATCTTCACACCTAAGCTTTTGATTTGCTAGCATATCTTCAAGAGCTTGTCATGCACGGCGGAGTTGTATGCCATGTCTGGAAGCTTCTGGTCAACATTCATGTCGAACGTCTCATGCCAAATGACTTGTGAAGTTGTGTCAGGCTTGAATGCCATGAGCAAAGCGGTGGCGGCATAAGATGTGTTCAAGTCAATTGCACCAGCTACAAACACATGACCATCAGGGACTTCAAGCAACTTGTCCTTGGATATCTTTGCAACAACTTTAGAAGGTGATATGTCAATTGAATACGAGTGCTTCACTGGTGACATCTGGTATTCCGATTGAAATGCAGCATTGCCAATGGTATGCTGAATCTCCATCATCTTCTGTATGGCTGATATGTGTCCGTCTTTGGCAGAGAATCTATATGGGTTGAACACTTCACAGCCCTCATCCATCTGTGCTTGGTGCTTCTTGTAGAAGTCCAGACTTTCACTATGGCTTGAACCAGTTATCTGCTCTGCATCAAACAGCTTGAAGTATTGTGCCCAAAGTGAATCCTTCTCTTTGAGGTCTTTAGGAAACTTCTCTATTGCTTTGTAGATGGTTGTCTTCCAGCTTATGTCATTCTTCAGCTTTTCAACCAAGTCATCTGGGCATATCGGTGTTGCTGTCTGAAGTATGGACAACCTCTCTTTGCCGCCAAGGTTCATGATGTCCTTGCGAATCAATGAAAGAAGCTTCTCTACTTGCTCTGGACTTTCAGCTGTCTCGGAAGTCTGCAAATCATCCAGCAAGATGCATGATGGCCTCAATGTGCCGTGCTTCATTCCTCTTAGACCGCCTGAAATGCCTCTAACTGCTATGGTTGAAGCTGAAGTAGAAAGCTCATTTCCACTAGCGTCTTGCAGCCTTGCAAAGGTGATGTTGTTTGCGGTCTTCTGGATTTCGGTTGATTGACCTTTGTAGAGTTGCCTACGCCTGTACGAGCCATTGCAGACTTGGAATGGAAAGCACAAGCTTGGATAGTCCTAAGCAAATGGAGTGTCAGGCTCTACAATCACACGCCAAATGTCTTGAAGCAGTCCTGAAGCAGCTCTTGCATTGTTTGAGATTATGACAACATATTTCTGTTGGCCAGTTGCAAGCGCGTGCAGGGTGACACATTCAATGTATGAGGTTTTGCCATGCCCACGCGGCATGCATATCAAATAGTTTGTGTGTGCAGTCATCGCCTTAGACATTTGCTTCAGGACTTCAACACCTTTAGGTGGTGGTGCATCATCCAAGAGCAAACCTAAGCAATAGGTCTAAACCCACTTCTCGATTGACTTCTCTGCTTCATTGCGCCGCTTCCAGTCAATTCCTGCTAAAGCCTCGTCTAATTGCTAGTCAATAGATGCGGCTCTGTCATCGAACCGCCTCTTAGCTTCAGCATTTGTCATCAGCCTGTCTTTAAATGTCCTCTGTCTTGCCATATCAAAGATTCATAGATTTCTAAGTTTTCGTGCGCCAC